CGCGATGTGGAAACGGATCCTCGTTGCTCTAGCGTGGCACGAATCACGATTTGATACAGACGCTAAAAACCCCACAAGTTCGGCGCGTGGAATCATGCAGATCCTCAAGGGAACGCAGCTTGACATCGAGCGTCGCTTGAAAATTAAGCCCAAGTCCAATGCAGCCCTTGACGATCCGGGGTACAGTATGCTGCTCGCATCATACTACATAGCTTGGCTATATGTGAACAAGGCTCGTAGATCATGGGATAGGGCCGTTGTAGCATATAATCAGGGCCACTACAACCTTTCTAGAGCCGGCGAAACATACCGGCGCAAAGTTTGGCAAGCCTATAACCTTCAGGACTGGTCGAAAACAAGCCCATTTGCTTAATCAAGGAAGCCCCTTATGAGCCTAAAAGACATGATCGCGGAAAAAAACGCCCCAGAAAGGCGTAAAAACCGCGTAAATCCGCTGCGATTCCGAAAAGATGTGCAGTATGAATACGGAGAGCTGGTGAAAGATTCAGCTCTAGATGCTCCAGACTGGCGCGTGAAGCCGGTTATTCGTCCGGGACAATACTTTATTGATAAAGGATGTCGGACGATTCCAGAGTATCTGGACACGAACGTAGATGCCCTTAAGCCAGATCGGATCATCACTTTCTACATGATCGGCATTGGTGGACGGCGCACGTACCTCTACCAGCAGAACCCCGGCGTTCCACAGGCTCCGGAAACCGAAGGCATGACCGCTATGAATGACAAATGGAATCCAATTAGCCCCGTTCCAGCAGCAATGGCTATCCCGCAGCCCGAACCACCGCAAGAACCCGCCCCGCCGCCCCCGGCCCCAGAAGTCGATATGTCGATGATCGCAACAATGGTGCGGGAATCACTGGAAATTGTCAAGGAAACTAACCGTGACCTCACCCGGCAACTTGAGCAATTTCGTTCGCAAGAAAATCAAATGCGACAGTATTACGAAGAGCTTGTCGCCGGTATGCAGCGCGAACTGATTGGTACAAAGCAGCTACTTGAGGAAGCAAAGTCTGAAAAAAAGGCGATCGAGGACGAGTATAACATCCGCAATGAATATCAGACACAAGTCAATGGGCTTCAGGACAAAATACGTGCCGATGAAGGCGGGATTGGCCTCAAGGACATCATCGGCATTTTGCCTCACGTTATGCCGCTGATCACGCAACTGTTTAATCGTCCTGCACCCCCACCGCAATACGCGCCGCAGTACCCACCGCAATACGCCCCACCATACCCACCAGCTACCACAACCGGCTATCCGCCGCCAAGCCCAATGGCTACTGGCAATAGCTCGATGCAGTCAATGGGGACGAGTATGCAGATTCCACAGCCAGTAATTGCAAAGGAGCAACCGTAATGAGATTGCTGCATAAGACAATTCTTGCAAAAGACCTTCCCGAATGGGCAGTAAAAGCATTTGAGTCGATTGACTACGACGCAATGAACGCATTTACACGGACATCGCTACTTGCCAGTCTGCGGATGTGGTGCAATTCGCAACCACAACGCCAAGCAAACTACGACGCTGAGCGACGCATGACACCGATCCCACAGGAACTTGCAGACGTAATAAACATGGTAGATTTCAGTCGCATGACACGGGAATCTACAATGACTGCTAAGAGCTTTCTGACCGAAAGTCTATTCCATTTCGCACCGAAATACAAGGGGTAACCTATGCCGTCCAGCACTAAAATTCGCCGTCGCGTTCGCCTCGGCCTGCGATCAACTACGCTTATTGCGATTGTTGCGGTCGTAGGGCTGTATGTAGGGGACACGGAAGCCGTGCGTACCCTTCTCGTAGCCTGTCAAGCGGCATTTGCTACGACCGCAATAGCAACGGTGACACAATGGGCGTACACAGCCCTCAATTTCACCGATTCTCGTATCGGCTACACCGCAGAGTACCGTAACGATGACGATTATAGCGATGAACTGATCATTGCCGCCCGTATTCGTACCCTCGGCATGGTGTATATCGGCACAGCTATCGTGGTGGGGCTAACGTACTTCGCTACCTACCGGGGTGCTTTGTAATGATGCGTCTGGTGCTGCTTATCGTCTGCTTTGCTGCGTGTACGTCGTTACACGCAGCTTTGCCGCGTTACGCAGCACAGATGCCGCTTTTGTACGTCGAAAAGGTAATGTCTTTTGGCGCGGCTGATGTTGGCCTGACAGAGAAAACGGGTCGTAATGATGGCGCACACATCGACCGTTACGCCCGAATGGTACGGATGCCGCTGCGAAGTGCATATTGCTACGCGGCGATCTACACATGGGCCTCCGATGCTTCACACGCTACGGGCCTTTCCAACAAATTGCCACGCACGGGATCCACGCAGACGGCCTACGTCACAGCAGCGCAAACTCTTGTCGCGTGCCGCTCCACGTCCGCACGACGCGGCGACATCATTATCTGGCGCATCCCAAGAAAATGGCTTGGTCATGCAGCTCTGATTACCAACGTTCGGGCCGACGGTGTGGTCACCACGATTGAGGCAAACACCTCCCGTAAAAACAATGGTAGTCAGCGTGACGGCGGTGGGGTGTGGTACAAACAGCGTTTTATGAATCGCGGCCTCGGCAAGATGATTGTCAGGGGTCTTATTGCCATAGGATCGTAAATGTCACGCGAATCACAGTCACCAATGATGTTGCCTGCATTCCCCGACGGGCCATGCGACAACGACGAACTGGTAAAAGTCACCGCTGCTGACACTACTGCTGGTTTTCTCGGCGCAAAGCTGGTAGCCGGAACGAACGTAGCCCTTACCACGCTTAATCCGGGCGCGAATGAGACGTTGCAGATCAATGTAACTGGCACGGCGGCGGACGAAAAAGTCAAGGTGTCTGCTAACGATACCACGGCGCAATTTCTCGGTCAAAAGGTGCAAGCTGGCAGCGACATCACGATCACAACGCAGAACCCCGGCGGCAACGAGCATTTGCGCGTTGTAGCCGCCAATGACAGGGTGCGTGTAAGTGCCAACGATACGCAGCATCAATATCTCGGTCAAAAGTTGGTTGCCGGAACAAACATTACCCTAACGACGAACAATCCCGGTGCAAATGAGACGCTTACAATTGCGGCGGCAGGTGGTGGGGGTGCTTCTGTAACAATAACTGAGTTCACGTCATCGGGCACGTACACTAATCCGCAAACTGGGTTTATGCGCGTAATACTGATTGGTGCAGGTGGTGGTGGTGGTGCTGGTAGGCGTGGTTCTCTTGGAACAACAAGATACGGCGGTGGTTCTGGATCATCGGGAGGGATAATCATTGCAAACTACAATGCGGCTCAGTTACCTGCATCTATCCCAATTTACATAGGTGCTGGTGGTATAGGCGGCAATAGTCAAAACATTGATAACAGCAACGGTGATAGTGGTGGAGCTGGTGGACATACCATATTTGGAGGCAACGGTACAGTTACCGACCTCAATATGATTGGGTGCGCTCAGGGTTCTGCTGGTGGAACTGGTGGTCAAAATACCTCGTCAAATACGACAACGAATTGCATAAGAATGACGGATGGTATTGCTGGAGCAAATACAAACAATAGCAATCCACCTAATGCAGTTAATCCCGGTGTAAGTGGTATGGTTTCTGCTGACGTTGGAACACCCGGTGGTTTAGGCGGCGGTGCTGATGCCAGCAACAATGTATTTAGTGGGCAAGAAAGTTTAAAGCAACAGACTTATCCTATAACGGGTACTGTCATTTTATCAGCAAATGGCGGTGGCCTTGACACAAATGGTGCTAATGGCACGACCATTTACCAAAAACGCAATCACTATGTAATATCTTGTGGTGGTGGTGGTGGTGGATTTGGTGCTACTGGGCCTGCTGGTCGTGGTGGCAATGGCGGCATAGGCAGTTCTGGTGGTGGTGGCGGTGCGTCCACAAACGGGACATTGAGCGGTGGTGGTGGCAACGGTGGTAACGGCATGGCAATCATAATTCATTGGAGCTAACATGGAAAAACGTTTTGCCTTAATAAGTAACAATATCGTCCAAAACGTTGTGGTCTGGGACGATGATAATGGGCCATTACCTGTCTCAAACGGAGTTATAGCAATACAAAACGATTGGGCTTCTCCGGGCGACTGGTGGGACAAAAAAGATCAATGCTTTTACCGCGCATTGCCAAACAACGGTACGCAGGGCTAAGGCAATGGAAAGAGGCATAACAGTTCCGATGATGCTTCCAGCGTTCCCAGACAGCCCTTGCGGTTCTCCGGGCGCAGACGAACGTGTCAAGATCACTACCAACGACACTACTGCTGGTTTTCTCGGCGCAAAGCTGGTCGGTGGTACGAACGTGTCCCTTACCACGCAGAACCCCGGCGCAAATGAGACACTGCGGATTGACGTAACGGGTGCATCTCCCGACGAACGTGTCAAGATCACTACAAACGACACTACGCCTTCATTCCTCGGCGCAAAGCTGGTGGCTGGCACGAACGTCTCCCTTACCACGCAGAACCCCGGCGGTAACGAGAACATCCGCATTGACGTAACGGGTGGCGCGACCGACGAACGGGTGAAGATTTCAAACAACGACACCACGCCGGGCTTTCTGATTTCCAAGCTACTGGCAGGTTTTGGCATTTCAATCACGCTTGGCAGTCCGGGCGGAAACGAAACGCTTACGGCGACCTTAAACATTCCAAGCGGCACAGCCGCGCCCACGGGGGGCAACCCCGGCGACGTATATCTGCAATACGCACCATGATTCTTGATACCATCAAAAACTGGTTTGGCGGCGATAAAGCTGTATCAGAAACCGTCCCTACCGTCACGATCGAACTTGGTCAGCCTGTCCTAACAAACGTCGAATGCGTTTCTTGTGAAGCCGGGGTGTTTCAAGCTGATCAATTCGTGCTGTGCAAGTACGTGACGGACGACCACAACGCTCCGCCGACGTGTCAATTTCTGGCGCGAGACTTTTATCATGCTGATACAACCGAAGGTGACGTGTAATGAAGGCTGCATTTGAGCAGATTTTTAACGGCTCGCTATCGCAGGCCGCCATTGGCGCAGCATACGACCCTACCTTGATCAATCGTGGTAAACACACAGGCCAATTCAATATCGGTGCTGGTGAGATTGACAAATTCATTGGCCCTGCTCCACTTGGCGTTGCGAACTTTGGTGAATCGAGCTTGGCTATCCCAAGCCCTTTTGTCCATCCTGTAAAAATCTCCGAAAACCTATTTTGGATATTCGGCGCGGATGCCGCTGCTGCCGCTGCTACGCGACGTGTGCAGCTATGGACGTATGTGCCAAGCACCAACACCTATGCGTTTGTAGGGGCGATTACGTGTACGTTTCCAGCAGCTACGGCGCATACTGTACGTGGTATGCGCGTTCTGCTTGAAAATTACACTACTGGCACGGTCGCCGTAACAGGTACAGCCGTAACAGGTACGAGTACGCTCTGGAATACAGGTCTTTCCGTCGGTAGCCGCATCGGTTTTGGCAGCACAGACCCCACGCAGATAACGTCATGGTTTGCCATTACTGCGATCGGCTCTGATACGTCAATCACTCTGGGTACATCGGCTGGTTCAATAGCCGCCGGAACTCCGTACGTGATACAAGATTTGATGATTGTGCAGGCCACAACTAACGCTACTGCCACAAACGGCGGTATTTTTGTGACAAAGGGCTTGCGATTTGAGGACTTCCAAAATCCGGCTACGACAATACCTGCCGCGACGACCGTCGATAAAATCAAAGCTGTGTACTGGCTTAAAGATGCCGCGACCATTACCAATGACGTAATAGGCGGTTGTGCGCTCGGCAATTTTGATACGTGGACACAGCAATACGTGTACGCAACGGAAGGCGCGGCTACGTCATTGCAGCTATATCGCTACAACATACGCGCCCCTTTGACGGTGACGGCTGGCGCAGCTACCCTAACGGGTACTGACATCGTGATCACGGGCGCACAGGCGGTTACGGGTAACATTTCGCAGAATAACAACGGGCGTATTGCTACGCTCAATCATGGGCCGGGTGCAGGCGTAGCCAGTATGTACCTATTCACCACGACACGCATTATCCGTGTACCGCTTGCCAACATCACCGCAGGCAACGTGACGTTCATTGCCGATACAATGTCGGAAGTTCCCCCCGGTGGTACAGCCACTAACCTCGCTGGCGGTACATTTACGTCGTTCGACGTAGCTGGTTCGCTTGACAAGTTGGTAGTTACGAGCGCGGTATCCACGGGTACAATCTACATAACCGACTATTACACGGGTGGACAACAGATTGATCGCCGTGCTGGTTTGTTGACCCCTACCTTGCCGTCCGCTCTGCGCGATACCGATACTCCTATTTACGTGCATAGCGTCGCTTCCAACGTGCCGTTCGTCTGGGTAGAAGATGGTTGGATGTTCTATCTTTACTCGTCGGCAAGTACAACGACCGTGAATGCCCTTACGGTATATCCTCTTGCTGCTGATGGAGAGTTCAACGCCGACGTAAATAATCGGATTATTTGCCCTCGTATCAATCTCGGCGGCACTCCAGCCAAATTCTACCGCGCCCTTGTAAACGATGCCCAAAACATCGGAGACTTCACGATGGGCGTGCAGCCTGATATGTACCGCCTGCAATACCGCACGAGCGGCATTGATGATAATTCAGGCGCATGGACAGATGTGCCGCAGAACGGCGATCTTTCGGGTATATCGGTGAATCAGTTTATTCAGTTTGCGTTTCTATTTCGTACGGCTGGCGTTACCATGCTTCCGGCACGGGTGCTATCGCTTGCCGTTCTGTATGAGACGGCTGACAGTCTCCCGTCGCAGTACCGATGGAATTTTGCCGATTTCAACACGACAAACGGAACGTTTGCATGGGTACAGGCCGTGCTTTTTGGCACGTCCCTACCAACGCATACCATCGAAATCTACCGCGCAGACACAAATCTGCTTGTGCTTACACAGGCAAGCACAGGCACAACGAACGGGACGTTTGAATTTTGGAACGGCGCGGCATGGGTCGCTGGCCTCGGTACAGACACGGTGAATCTGCGCCGTCGGTTTGTGCCAACGGGTAGCCTGCCGTCAGGCGTCGATCTCTATGCAAGGATTCTCGTCTAATGTCATTCCAGTTCACCATCGGCGGCGGCGCAATGATTATCCAGCGCGATCTGGGTACTCCTACGCCCGTGCAGGGATTTCGTACTGATACCGTGACCTACGGTGGACGTTTGTCAACACCGCAGTTTGGATATGTCCGGATGCAAGTTGGCGACGGTTCTTCGCAAAGCCGTTCGCCTGCAACAACGCTCTGGCTGAACGTTTTGGGCGTGTGGAAGCAGGTGACTACTTGGATCAACGTGTCGGGTGTATGGAAAACAGCAAACTGGTTCATTAACGTCGGTGGAGTCTGGAAGTAGAAATGGATGCTGCATCAATCACTGTCGTATGGTCGCTTGTGCAATCGGTAGCTACTGCGGTTCCGGTTGCCATAGGCGCATACATCGCTTGGATTAAGCACACGAAATTGATGGTCAAGAGCTTCACGGAGGTTATCAATGCAGCCGTTTCGCGGCGCGATGACTGGCACAACATCCAAGCTCGTGTTGACGTGATCGAACAGCGTCAGCATGAGGACGCAGAGACACTGCGGCGTATGGCGCAGCGAATAGATGAGATTTATACCCTGCTTATCAAGCGAGGATAATGGTTCCTTTCAAGACAATAGCGTCGGTAGCCGCCGAGTGGTACGAACGTAACTGCGTGGAATCCAGCGCAAACCGTGGCGTGTGCGTCGATAAGATTCACGAGCAGTTCGATCCTAATTGGATCCGCAACAAGAGGCCCGAAGCGTGGTGCGCGAAGTTCGTGTGGGTCGTCTATGAGGAGGCCGCGCGGCGTGCAGGGGTTGAGAATCCGCTACCACGCACGGCGGGGGCACGGCTGATGCTTACCATGTCGCAGAAGGCGGGTCTGAATGTCACAAAGAAGCCTGAAGTAGGGTCGGTATTCTACCGACGTTCTGATTCTCCGGGAGCAAGCGGTCATGTCGGTATTGTTACGGAAATCAAAAGCGACGGCATCACTACCGTAGAAGGCAATCTGGACAGCCGCGTAGCCTATTACCACTATGACTGGAACGCTGTTGCATCGCGCAAATGGGATTTTTCCTTTATTCACGCAGCATCCAAGAGTGGCGGCGGATCCGCGATCCTAGCAAGCGCAAATGGGCTTTTTGGGCTTGTTTTGATCGGGACTGCCGCCCTCTGGTTATATCAGGGACGCAAGCGTAGATGATGCGGTCGTCGCAGCTCCATATTGCAGCTTTACTGGTCATCGTTTTACTGGCTTTGGGCTTTGTTTTGGGCCGTTGCTCGAACGATAGCCCTCCACGGCCCGTCACTACCGTCAAGCGCATACCGGTTGAGGTACGCATACCTACAATAGTCATCGACCACCGTGTCGATACCGTTCGTATTACGCATGATCACACCGATAGCGCGGCTATCATGCGGCTGATTGTTCAACGGGATAGTTTGCGTAGCGAACTTGAGCGGCGTGGTGTGGGCGTGGCCTTTGGATTGGACACCGTAACGGCCTACCGTGACACAATTAGCGTCTGGTGCGACGAAATACGTCGTCGGATCACGGCCTCAATCAAATTTGGGGTGCGTGATACAACGATTTTATACGTGGACACCACGCATATCATCCCTTCTCCGGGCCATTGGGCGTTGTCTGCTGGCATCGGTGCTACCCTGTCTATGGACGGTGGTGTAGTCACGGCGCGTCCCGGCATCTTCATTGGACTTTCACGAACACTTTTCAACTTTTGACAAGGAAACGATATGAGTTACAGTATGGGAATGGGCAATATGCTTTCAGGCGACGATTCCAGATCGGCTAATGCTAAGCAAGCCGCAGATAGCTGGTGTCAGAGAAACCTCAAATGTCGCAATGGTCGTGATTATTTCGGTGTTGCGTATGCAAAAACCGTCAAAGATCCACGGCAGATGACATCGGCGGATTGTGGATGCCAACCTATTGTTGAGCGCGGTGTCAACGTTCGAGACACAGGCAGGAATCCTACCTATGGCAATATCATCCCTGAGAAGGTTGGCATGAACGGGTTGAGCGAATCATTCATTGAATCGCTTGGATCCATTGGAAACCTTGCCATTGTTGGCCTTGCTATCTATGGCGGTTTCTGTTTGGCAAAGAAGGTTTAATCATTTTTCACACAAGGAGTTCGCATTATGGCAAAGCTCACAAAATCTGAGCGATCCGCCGCCGCCAAAAAAGGTTGGCGTAAACGTCGGCGCAAGGGCACAAAAAAGCGCGGTTTGTCTGCAAAGACGTTCCCGAAGCAATCTTCAATGAGTCCTTACAAGGCTACCAAGAAGAAGGCAGCCAAGAAGGTTGCTAAGAAGGCAGCCAAGAAGGTTGCTAAGAAGGCAGCCAAGAAGGTTGCTAAGAAGGCAGCCAAGAAAAGCGTCGATAAGGCCAAGCGCGTCATTTCACCAGCTTGCAAGGCTGCGGGTAAGAAGCTACGACTTACGGGAGCCTCGTCCGCTGGCAAGCGTTTGGGAAGCAATAAGCCGGGCGGCTGCAAATAATCGTTTATTTGCAACGATAGTCTGATCGGGGCGATATAAATTGCATATCGCCCTGATTTTTACATTAACAACACAGCATTAAACCGACATTATGGCAAATCAGCCCCAAAAGAACCGACACCAAGATAGAGTGTTAATGCAAATGTGTCGTAAGGCGGCGAGGAAGCGTGGCCTAGACCCCGATGAACCGTCATTTAAGGCATATTGCACGCGCCTTTACAATCAGACGATGCAGGGCAAGGGTTTGGCTGATTATGTGTCGGATGCGGACGCTGAGGCAAACGCCAAGCGGCTCACCGATCTTTTCAAAGCGATCAACTTCCCTTTCAAGGTGTCGGCTGAGGGCAAGTTCATTGACTTTTACGGGAAATCGTCTAATGCGTGGGTTGACATTGACGATGTAGCATCTGCGTTTCGCTCGCTATACGGCGGTGAGGTAAATTTCAATAGCCTAATTAGTCAGTTTTACGCTCAAGATTCAGCGGTCAGAGCGTTTATTGAGAAACATACGGGCCAATCCGTTACCGTTCCAACGCAATCTGCGGCAAGTAAAGCCGGACGCGGCAAAGCAGCAAAGCAGCAACCGAAGTCCGCGCCCGCTACTCCCCCGACATCTCCCGCTACTCCCCCGACATCTCCGGCGGCATCGCCTTCCCGTCGTAACGTAACCGATTTCAAACCGAAAGAGGTTTTGGGCGGGTTGAAATTCCGCGTCATGCAGCACGACAACGATGCTGACGTAAAGATCATGTTGAAAAACAGACTCGGTGGTCGCGTATCAAGAATAACGGGCTTGAATTTTTCTCAGTTAATAGAAATTTTTGGGCTTCCTTCTCGTTTGGGCTGGAGCGACGATGATAAATCGCATGGTGAATGGTTTATACAGATCGCGGACACCGGATTTTTCTCTATTTATGATTACAAGGCTTTCTCGAAATCGGAAACCGGCGATAAAGAGTTTGATGAAAGAAAGGATGCCGAAAGTTTTTACAACAATGAGGTTTGGAGCATTGGAGTACGCTCAGCGGATGCACGCGGTATGCCCATGATGACGAAGCAGGAATGCGATCATGCGTCTCATTTTTTTGCCGATAGCATTTTTCGGGGTACTGTTGAATTTCCGTTTGTGGGCTGTGAGGAAAAGCCCGACACTCAGCCATTGCCAAGTACGCCTTCTTCGACCGATCCTTCCCCGGCAAGCGCACCGGAGTCATCATCTAACGCAAATGACCGTGGACGTTTAACACAAGCTATTGAAACTTTTTATCGCGAAGTGTTTTCAAACTTTGTTCGTACATCCCCCGCTGATGACGCAAAGTTTAGTCGCATAAGAAATCATTTCAGATTACCTGCATCGTCGCTTGGGCTGCCAGTCGCCATTAACTATGAAATGGACTACAAGACACTCTCAGCATCGGGCTATGCAGATTTTTTGTCGTTGAAGAACGAATATCTGACCCCTGTCAGGAACGATATTCCTCTTTGGCAAGTAATCGGCAAATCTTCCAGTACGAGAAGATTCGAGTATAGAACTATTATCCAGAGCCTTTTTGGAGAGGCGACGTTTGGAGATCCAGCAGGCGGATATTCCGGCGGCACTAAGCCAATGCGTACATGGTATGTCGTATTGCAGGATAATGCCGACAGAATGCGAATGCCGAATGGTTCATGGAATCTTGTGAAAGCGAAAGGCTATGCGATACTCAAGATTGTGGCTCACTCTGATTACGACATAGAGTATTCGATTTTGCAGGTTTCTGGTGATGTCCACTTTGCGGATCGCTGGAAAGAAAATTGTCGATATATCTACTATGCGATTGTCAACCTGAAATTGGACAATGGCGGTCGAATTGTTTTGCTGAATTGTCCTTGCGACGATGGTACAACGTGGCCTGAAGTGATACCGGGATATGCAGGAACACCTACGAGCGAGGAATCTGGATCCGCTACTGAAAGGCGCGGCAGGGGCCGTCCTCCCGGATCAAAGAATAAGCCTAAAGATGCAGAGCCGCAGCCCAGACGTGGCAGAGGCCGTCCTCCGGGATCGAAGAATAAGCCTAAAGATGCAGAGCCGCAGACACCTAGCGTGCCTCCGCCTGCTACCGAATCCGGAACACCAACTTCGCCACAGCCGCCAACCGAACAATCGCCCACCAGTAACTCTAGATTCATTGAGCAATATGGTGAAAATGTATTTGAACGTCTGAGAAATGGCGATCAAAGCACGATAACCGGAGTAATGAATTATATCTCTACTCTGAATCGTGACGATGTTGGTGTGGCAATCAGCACCGGGGAATTAGAACAAGTCATTAACAGCCTTTGGAGACGATGAAATGAAAAACACTCGCACCAATAAGCAGCGTTCGCCCAGAATAGAACGGGCTGCATTTGAACGGTTGAAAGCATATCATAATTCTCGCAGTACGCTATCAGGACTAGGTAACCTAGCCGATTACCGTACAGTGCAGGATATTGACAACAAAATTGCAGAGATAGAATCAGAGGTCGCGTCTGGTACGATGGAGCGCGAAAGGGCCGATGACCGTATCGCCATTCTGCGTATCCGGAGACAAGGTTTGCGAGGGGAATCTACAATCCCGCCCGAAGGTACGGTCAAGGTCACTAACAACTGCGTGATCAGTCGTATCGGCGGCAATATCGTGATAAGTCTTTCGGAAGCACCGGATGATCGCCTCCGTGCCGCTTGTGAACTTCAAGGTTTCGTATTTGACACGAATTTGACTTGCCGCGCCCCCTTCAGCACAAATCGGTACATTTTTGCTCTCGAATTGTGTCAGGGTTATGAGGCCGTCGAGAAAGGTTTGGACGTTGATGCCGTGACGAATGTCATAGCCAACTACATGGAGTCTTACAAGGTTGGCTTCGATGGTCTTTCGGAAGAAGTACGCAACGCTATTGAAAGCACGAAGAAGTTAGAATGGGAGAACGCACCCGATTTGCCAGTAGTCGATGCTTCCGAAGTCGAGGATATACCGGATTATTACAAGATCATCGACGACATAAAACTTGGACACAATGTTTTCCTTGTTGGCCCCGCCGGTTCAGGAAAGACGTACTTAGCGGAGAAGATTTGCAGGGACATAAAAAGGCAATACATTACTCTGAATTGTTCGCAGTACACGTCGCCCGGAGACATTAAGGGCGGCCCTACGATTGATGGCTACGTGGAAGGGGCACTCATAAATTGTTGGGCGGATGGGAAAGTCCTGATTCTTGACGAGCTTCCCAAAATTGACCCGAATACAGCGGGACTGTTGAACGAAGCCCTTGCAAAGACAAAGGTTCGCGTCGGATCGGATCGCGCTGTTATCTACAATGGTCGAAACGAGCCAAAGCAAAAAGCTGAGGGATTTGGAGTTATCGCGACCGGGAATGTTTTTCCAACGGCTGAAAGCGCATCTTATACGGCAAATACACGGCAAGATTTGTCGCTACTCGACCGATTCAGCGGATCTGTGTACTATGTTGGTTTCAACGAAAAAATTGAAAAGAAAAGTGCTGGCGCATTACTTGTTTACTCCGTAGGTATGCGCCTGCGGCAATGGATCCTCGAAAATCGTGTTGACTCAACTATCTCTTTGCGATGGCTTGAGACGGCTGGTTCAGTGTATTATCAGGAAATGGCCCGGAAAAATGGCGAGCGTAAAGATGTGTGGGCTTTGGATAGCGGCAAAACGCTCAAGGATCACGTTGACGCTGTTATTACTACGTTCAACCGTTCTCAGCAAGACAATTTGCGAGTTTATATGGATTACGACCGCGTGTTTGCGACGCATCAGTATCGTGATCTACCATCAGACAACATGATCAACTGGCAATAATGTCAATACTTTCGCTTACACCGGGTCAGTTCGCGACGATAAAGGCATACAATCCACTGCCATTTGTCGATGCTGCATACCAACGTATGCCGGGACTAACATCATATTTGCTGACACCGTATCGACTTCAGCAAATGTACGCTCTGGATGCTTCCTACCGCAACAACGCTGATCTCGATGCCATTACAAAACAATTGGCACGTACCCCTGATTTTATCATGGTGGATCTTGATAATGTTCTGGCGATCGGCAATGTAAACCGGCGGCTGACTCAGGCATACGATAGCATCAATTTTGGTGATTTTGAGCAACGTGAGCGTCGTCAGGTTTTCAGATATTTTGCTCCGGAGAGAGTACGCAGACGTGACGAAGATTGGTATGGCTACGATGTAAGAGAAGATGAAAATTTCAATTACGTTGTAGGCGTGAAAAGGGTTTATCCTCGATTGGCTGATGCGAATAATTTTTTTTCTCGCTTCGAGGACGAGCTACGGATCAATCCGGAAACAGATGTACCGAGGCCACGATTGACCTACAACAGTCGCGGCGGGGTTTTTATGTTTTCACGAATCGCGCCTACACTGTATGCCTTTCCGTGCTATAAAGTTGACGTGGACGACGATCAATGCTTGCCTACTTCCTCTGTAATTACAAGGGATGATCGGCATTATTTGGCTGATGCGCCGGATGTTGAACTCGTTAAAGATGGTATTGAAAAGCGTACAGATGGCACGGGGCTTTTCCGGACGCAAACGAAAAAGGTTTTTGCTGCAAAAGAACAGAAAATCCGCATTACGCCGTTTATCAATATCTATGTAAACGTAACGGCAGCTAGTGACGTGCGTGCTAACGATTACCGATACAATTCATTTGCGGCGATTGCACTAGCTAAGTTGCTCATCACTAACGGTTTCAAGGTCAGTATTACCGCGCTATTTGTTGGTTACAGCAATGGAAGATGGCCTTGTATGGCACATGATTTCCCGTATGATCCCAAAGACCGCTATGCGGAAACAAGCCGTGTGAATCATACGCGACCAACACTGTTTTTGCACAAATTTACCGTGAAATCATACGATGAACTTCTTGATTTTAATACTGCATTGATCTACGGTGGTGATCCTGCATTCTTTCGTTACGATATGTTTTATGCACATTCTTACGGCACATGGTCGTGGTGGCATTGCTCCCCTGATGATCTAGGTGTGCCGGAAACGTCCGAGGTTTTGATTGACAGAATGCTTGATCGCTTCAACATAAATAACTTGGAACACGAAACCCGCGTCGTAATTTCCGGTCGCTTCAGTCAGAACGCTGCGACTGATGCGGTACGAACTAAACTTGCAGCATTACGCCTTGTATATGGAGGGGGATCTTGAAGCACTTTTATAGCGATGCCCAGAAAGCCGCCACGCGCATTTTGCTCAATGATTACAGATCAGACAGAAGCACTGAAAGTATTGCTGTGCTTGGTTCGGCCTATAAGCCTCTTATGGTCTTAATCAGGATTAAAAGAATTGAGATTGGCAACGATGGTGGGGGCGGCACTATTACTGAATATGTAGCGATTGATTTCGATGGCATGATAACCCGTGATGCAGGTCGAAATATGCCGTTTACGAATGACAACCAGCGATTGACATTTTTCTCTGAACTGAATCCGGTGAACGAACCATGACACTGACAACAAATTCCGTGACAGACTGGCGAGACATCGTATGTCCGCCGGGGCCGCGACGCATTGCGACAGTACCTTCTGCGGCGGCGGCGGACGCACCGCGTATTGCCCGTTTGTTAGCCGATCTTGAGCGAGAGATTGAGTCGGGTGATTTTCCTATTGACGCAGACACGGATCTTGATAGGGCTGTACTGATTCGGAAATCACTTACACTTTGGCAACAATCAGCACAATCGGCGGTCGTTGAATTTGATGCTGAGGCGTGTGATGATCGTGTACCTCCTAACCCGCCGTCAAGCGAGCTTCTTGAGGCTCTTACAATGCTTAATAGGACTGAATTTAATCAGGCCATTGCATCGGCGCAAATGGAATACATTGGGGTCTTTGAAGGTCGTTTACAACGTGACAATGAGCGGCCCGTTCACGTCTGTTACGCTTCAATCGACAAGGGCGCGGTTAGCATCCCGGTCGATCTTTTGAGTGACACGACACGAGAATTTTACGTTACGCACAACCATCCTAATTGTGCGGCGTTTTCCTATGCAGATTTTCAGGCATTTTGCCGATTTACCTCGATCACCGAACTTGTTGCCATCACTGTCCCTTATCGGTATAGTTTCAGCAGGATCACGCGCAATCAGGTGATTGATGAAGATGAGATTGAAGAAAACATCGCGTATGTAAAAGATTCAACGAAGTTGCAGATTGACATTTTGGCTACTGACAACCCGACCTTAGCCATGCACCTGAGCAACGGTTCTGCAAACAATTACTTTTCTTGCGATGAGCGCGGGGCGCAAATATGGTCGGACGTTACACATAGCGCGTGGCATAGATCGCATTTGAACGCCTTAGATCGCTACAAATCACGCGGTCTAGATCGTGCGCTTTACCTCTATTCTCGCGCAGTTATCGACCGCACCGCAGAGGGTAAATTTGGAACTGCCGACATTAACGATGTCCTATTGTTGGCGAATCAGGCGATAGGTAGAAAAAGCAGTGTGAGCGGACTTTCAGAGAATGAAAACGTAGTCGATTCCGGATCAGGGCAACGCCATAAAGCTCCATATCGTGATGACGATTTCGCTCCTGCCCACGATGCTGCGCGAGCCTTCCCCGATATTTACTCGTTGCCGTTTTCAAGGGCACTGGGCATTTACGGCGATGGTACTGACGCTGATGCCGAAGCATTGCAGATCATCCGGAACATTCACAACAAGCCCGACGCTAAGGTGAAGATTTACCGAGCCGTTCAAAAGGGCTTGCGTGATTCACTGACAGATCTAAAGCAAGATCGTCGCTATATGCGTGATAATTCGGCTATTCCGCCGTGGGCGGACGTTCCCGTTCACAGCGCATCCGAGTACAGTGAATTTGTCGAGTATCAGGTAGAAAACTTGGGATCGGTTGACGGTGTAACCATTCAGCCTTCGATTGGTGTACGCGATTGGGTTACGCTCACAAGGCGATATGCCGAAGATCATGGCGAACTTGCCATACCGGGTGGATACACGATTATATCCAAAGTGGTAAAGGCAAAGGATTTGTTCACAGACGGCAATAGCATCCATGAGTGGGGCTATGATCCTGCGGTGAGCACCGGGGAGCCAATGGAAGGTATAACCTTTCATGTGCCAGAATTGGCACAACGTGAAGCAACGCGAGGCTTACAGTGGCGGCGCGAGTTTAATCGTGGCGGTACTGAGGTTGGCGTAGCTAGGGCGAGGGATCTTTCTAATGGACGGAAAGTTAGCCTAGAGACGATTAAGCGAATCAAAGCCTACTTTGATCGTCACCAAGTGGACAAGGATGCTGAAGGTTTCCGCTTGGGCGAGAACGGCTATCCTAGTGCCGGACGGATTGCATGGGCCTTGTGGGGCGGTGACGCGGCCTATACGTGGGCTAAGAACATTCTCGCAAAGCACGGCGGCAACACCGTGGGCGATGATACAAGTTATGATTTTGAGGATGTTGCTCAGATTGGTGCAGATCCGCAGACTGTCGAAAACAAGGGTCTATCTGACAACGATACCATGACGCAAGTGAACACTGAACCGGCTGATATGGATTCCAAAGTTCCGGACACCACCGCAGCCGATCCGATGAACGTTGCGCCGCTTACCACAAACGACATAGTGTCGATGGATCCCCCTGAATCGTTGCCGCTGACGGGTGAGATGCGTGAATTTCTGACCAATTTGCTTGCAAAATTCAATATGCTGATTTGGGGCGGCCCCGGATCCGGCAAGTCATCGTTCGTCCTGCGTCTCGCCAATGAGCTTGCTGAAACCGATACGGGGCGTGTTCTCTACTACATGACGGAAGAAAAGGTCGCGTCAGGTCGCCTAAAAGCACGCATGGATCTGATGAAAGCGTATTCGGCAAATATCAATTTTGATGACGCTGGAACGATCGACCGCCTGACGGCACTCGTTAATACCGGCGAATATCGTTATGTCATTATCGACTCGATCAATATGCTGAACACTGAGCAGCAAAAAATTGTTGAGCTAATGCAAACGTTCCCGGAGATAAGTTGGATCTTCATTGCACAGGCCACGAAAGGCAAGAACGCTTACCTCGGCATTCAAGCATTGGCGCACGCTGTTGACACTGAGATTGCTACGTCAAACGACAAGGGAAATGGCATGGCGGAATTGCGGAAACACCGTGACGGGCCGCTGAAGTCGCATACGATCTTTGGCAGTAAGGGGCTGCGTGATCCGGGGTGGAAAAAATCGTGGTAAAGACGGGTGATCAATCCTGCAACAAAGGGGCTAAAACGCCCCTTTTTTTTTGCCACTTCTGTCATATTTTGGAACGCCATGTTTGACGATTGCCATACACTTGCACAGATCGAGCGGCGCAAGCGCAGCCTCGTTGCAGAGCTACATCCGGACGGGGGCGGCTCAAACGAACGGTTCCTGACGATGATGGAAGCATACAGGCAAGCAGTAGAGCGGATAAGCAACCCACCGGATCCAGCACCGCCACCACCACCGGTAAATCCATACGCGCAGCCTAGTCAGGCGCATCCGAGTTGGGCGCATCAAACGCCAATACCCGTATCGGAACCTACCCTCGCAGATCGCTTGGACAATACGATGGCGTTTATACAGAAAAGCGTCGAGCTTGCGGCGAAAGCCGCAGTGGTCTATACGGCTGTTATGGAGCAGCTTGAAGCGATCAAAGCTGAGAAGCGCAAGAAAGCGCGAAAGCCGCGTAAAAAGTTACCGCGCACAAACGCAAAAACGTAAAAACCTAAGACGGCATTACCGTCTCATCGTCCAAGTTCTCCATAGCCTGAAGCATTTTGATTAAGACTTGAGCCTTGTTCATTGCAAGGACGGCTAATTCTGCGTCGTGCTCGAAGCTCATGTCGATTGCAGGCTGTTTGCCTTGCAGTTCTGCGTAAATAAGTGCTGAAAAGTGTTCCAGCCGGCTCATTCCGGTTACCGGCAACGTCAGTAACATCTTCATTCTGATTCCTCAAAGAAATGATCATTAAGCCCCGGCACAAGTGCTGAGGGCTTTTTTGCTTTGTGCTGCACGTACAGCTTACGCAGCATCCGCAGCCACTTTGGGCCAATAGCTTGCTCGTATCGCTTAGCGTAGATGACCTTACATGGCTTATCGCCGGCTTCTACCTTCTTGAGATAGTGCCTCGTGGTATGCAATACCTTCGCTGCGCTCGTCAAACTCAAACCGTATCGGACGCGAATGAATTGAAGCTCAGCTCCGGTGATCGGTTCCGTTTCGTCAATTTTCATTTTGTTGCTCCAAATGACCTGCAAAATACCATCAAAATACCGCTAGACAACGATAAAGAACCCGCCATAAACCCTGCAAATGACGTGTTACTTGTGCAATTGTCTAAATTCGTGTGCAATTTGACGATGAAAATTAAGCACTTACGTCGTTTTTTTTGTTCAATTCCGTGTTTTGCTTCCCGTTTTTCACGGTTAGAAGTTGACTTCCCGCGATTCTTCCTCGCTCAGTCCAATGCCGTAAAGAAAAACCTGTTTACCGCTGATCCAATGACCGTCCGCGCTGTAATAACGGCATTGCTCGTACTCTTTTTTGCATCCGTAGCGTGCAATGATCTCCCGGCTTAGTTGGTGTGCGCTTCGGATATTGTACGGATCTGATTCCCACAGTCTGCCGCCCCACTGATCCATCCATTTGCGATATATGTCCCATAGTTGGCCTAGCCGGATTTTTTCATTTTCGCGTACCCGCACGTTTTCGCTGATGAATACTTCGAGTAGGTTTGCCGTACCAGCCCAAATTGAAAGAGCTTTTTCACCCCGGTCAACCTTAGTAAAAGTACCCTGTCGTCGTAACCGCACAAGTCCTTCCACGGCGCGATTGAAAGCCCCCGGTAATTCACTCAGCATTTTCTTATCTACGCTCGGATCCGGCTGTAAAATTCGATATTCAAATGGAAGCCAGATTATGCGTCGTGTAATTGGCTTCAGGGCTTCATGCGATGAAATAAGTGGTGCGCGGTTCATACACAGAATGAGCTTAGCGGTATTCTCGAACTGCACATAATCACCAAATTTGACGTTCGTAGAGAGCGCATCGCCCCCGGTAAACTGCTTGAGCAAGTCCATATTATCCATGCGAACGGCTGCGTCGCCGCATAAGGCCATCCTTTTGCCGATAACCGAATAAAGGTAGAAGTCCTTGCCTAGATCGGAAACGCGAAACCCGGTTTTCGTTAGCGAGTGTCCTATCAATTCGTGCAATAGTTTCTGCACCGTCGATTTGCCATTACTGCCGTCACCGACCAACCAGAACATTTTGTTGACGAAGTAATCCGCTTGTAGGCAAAAACCCGCCATTTCCCAAAAACAATTTATCCATGCCGGATCGTGCATCGCATATTGCGATAACATACTGTCTGTGTAGGAACAAGTTGCCTCAGCATCGTATTCATACGTCAAATGGTACGTGAAGTAATGCTGTGGCTTATGTGGTACGGGCTTGTATAGGTCAAGATCGAACGCTGTGTTACGCAGATTTATCAGGTGCGATCCGGCATTGAACGCATCTTGTCGTACCTCACACATTATAGCCACAAGGCCAACGACCGCGCTTGCTGTGCTGTCGGTAGCTGCATCGCCAATTATACCGACGACAATTTTTTTGACGGTCATGGTCGTAACCTTTTCCCACTTGCCGCCGTCATCATCGTACTGATAAAATTGCTTTCGCATACCCAGATCGACACATACCAATTTGACCTCTTCGAGTACGCATTCAGCCGTAGCGGTATGAATCAGCTTGTTACCGTGCTCCGTTACCTTCCAAATCCGCTGCGCGTATTTGCTCGCTAGGCTTGCATAATCTATGGCTTCGCGGATCCGGTCGAACGTCTGTGTACGTGTAATGCCTTGCTCAAGAGCGGCATCAAATGATGCAGTGAAACGCGCTATTAACTCGTCCGTAACCTCGTCATCATTTCTAGCGCGAGCGATCGCGTAACCCTCGATTATCGGCAACAACCGCCTACGGGCCTCAGCTTCAGTCGTGCTGCCTTCGGCTATTAGTCTGCCGGCGTATCGCGTATGATCGTCAGCGATTTGATACGCTGCGTCAATAGGTGACTCTGCTTGTAGGGCTTTAAGCCCTTCAAAAAGCCGTTTCGACAGTTCAGCTATGTCGGCGTTTTGATCGTTCCCCTGTTGCTCGGTCATCAGCGCGATTCGGATTTTGGTGCGTAGAACAAATGAGCGTAGGACGTGCGGATAAATGCAATTTTCTGGAACATCTCCAAAATCGTCTTTGCTTTTGCCATGTTCAACCGTGCATTGCCGTCGGTGATCTGATAACGCCAATGATCATACACAGCTTGGGCAATTTTTTCGCTCTGGGGGTGCATAAGCGTATTAAATCGAAGTATCAATTCTTGCTCGTACCTCAAGGGTGATAGCCCTAGCCCCTGCAACTCTGTTTTCGTTTCGTCCAGAATTTGCACAATGGCTTCGACCATGTTGTACTCGTCTGTCATGCGCTTCATTTGATTTTCGGTCAAATCGTGTACGCCTTCGGGTAGGTGCATGATCCTACTCGGTTGCGTGTGCGGTGCAAGAATGATCCAGCTTGCAAGGTCGTCCATCATGTCTAAAAAGGCTTGGGCGTTTGCGTTTGGATCTGCGGTTTGGTTGTGATTTTGCTGCATTACACTCCCTCCGAAGTCACGATGCACGCTTCGATACAGCGTCGCAGTGCGGATCTTTCCGTATCGCTCAGCTTACTAGCTACCGGCTCGCCATGATTCACCCATAGTCGCACGGTGTGAACGTTTCGACCTGTTAATTGTGCAATAAGCGTGATAGCTCCACGCCGCAGTCGGTTCCGGCAAGCCGGCAACCTAGTAGGAAGTTGCGGTGACATACGTGTCATCCTGATAGAAGTGAAAGAAGGGGCGCAATAAGCACAATAAATGTGATAGCTGCAAATAGACTTTTGAACAAGTACCCCACTATGACATTATACACAGATGATCGCAGCATAAGCGGAAGCCCGTAAACACTGGTCTCCAGATTGCGGAAGCGACGCGGAAACATAGCGGATGAAAAACGCCTTTCCGCATCACTGTCATAAGTCGTTGACATCAAAGTATTTACGTCGCCGCTCAAACGCGGAAACATCGCGGAAGTGTGCGGAAACTTTTGCCGCCTTACGAAAGTATCTTCCCGCCGTATCCGCAGGTTTTCCGCAGGTTTTCCGCAGGTTTTCCGCAGGTTTTCCAGGATCATTAAGTCTAAAGAAATCAATAACTTAGGCTTTGATACAATGTTATGAAACAAACAATCATAACATGAAATCCTACGGCACGCGCATTGCACGCAAAAAAAAATGTTGACAGGTACAATTACAAGCCTTATATTGCCTTTGTCACTGACCACCAACAATCACAAAGGGCCGGGTATGCGAATCGGAGTAGAGATTGCGATAGTTACTGACGCGCTGACAGGCAAGCGGGGGCTGAGGGTATGGCCCTACATGGTAGCAACCCCGCAGCAATATCGGCTTATGGCCTCGATCATCGCCATAAGCGCATTCCTTACCAGTATCGTGCTCTTGACATCATTGGAGCCGGATCCGGTAATTAAACCTGAGCTTGTCCTCTTTCCGTGACCAAAATGGTCACGCAAACACTTTTCATTTTTTGAGGGAGAAAAAAGATGGTGCTTCGCAAATTTTCCAAATGTCCAGCCACAGGGGAATGGACATTGATCCGGATGACATCGACACTTCGTGAAGATGGTCTCATCCGTCATTGGTGGTCGAATAAAGATGACTTTGCATATATCCATGCGACTGTTCTGGAGTGGTCGCATGAGGACGTGCAAAAGTTTGATGACTACCTTACTACCTTCGGTTATGGTGAAGAGGGAGACGTGATTGTCTCTGAGGATGGTTTGACAAAATGGGATATTCTGTTCGGACACCGCGACGAATATGCACAGGCGTTCAAAGACTGTTTCAAAGCAACGAAAATTGTCAACTGAAAGGGAATCGCGATGCCATACAAACCCGTGTGCGAAAAAGTACCACGCAGCGACTATTTCCTTATTAACGCAGCAATAGTTCGCAACCTTCACATCGAAGTAGTAGCGACTGACAACCTTAAAGTCTTGTGTAAAATGACACAGAAGCAATCAAAAATTCGCCGGGTATTGAACGACCTAGACGAAGCACGTTTGAATTTCTATCTTGTCAACGACAACCGCTCTACTGATGACCAAGATAGATCGGTATATCAGGGTCATGCCGTCATCATCTATGATCATGGTCAATTACCGGAAGAAATCGTTAGTGATTATTCAGCTCTTGGAATCATAAGCGAAATCATGGAACGGTATTGGCAACGGCATCTTGACTCAGGCGCACACGCAACTGAATAAAAAATGAAAAGGGGCGCAGCATCCTACAACACTGCACTTTCATAATCACTAAGGGAGATTTCGGGGATGCCAATAGACCAAAATGACATTCTGCAATGGATCCATCCAACGGGAGCGCATATAATTGACGCACTGCTATTCACGCAGCCGAGCGAAGTGGAAGATGGAGTCCTAGAGCGACACCGCCAGTTCATTGCAAGTCTGCACGATAAGCACCTTATACCAGCCATTGAATACCCGCAATGGTATATCACTATGCGCGAGCCGGGTCATTACTTCATGGTAAGCTATCCATTCGGCTGTAATCGCAGCCAGCCATACAACGTGAGGCTGTGCATCGAAGAAGTAATCGAATTTCCGCCGAAGTCGAACGTGTATAAAATGAGCATGGATATTCGTTACAACCGGGCTGTGACCGGAAATCGCAAGTATCACACGCTTGTCACGGATCGCTACGAAAAAGCCCTAGACTTTGTATCACTGTGCGCCTCAGCACAAAGCACGTTCCACACATTTTTCAAGGAGCAAACCGATGATCCATGCTTTTTAATGAACACGAAGTTGTACGATAGCGTCAGCGATTATAGCTGTCAGCCGTCGATCCTGCCAGCGTACAACACGCACCAAACGACGAAAGGGCTACGTGCATGAATGACGATCAATTATACCGACAAATCAAAGTCGAGTATGTCACACGCCTTGCCGACGGCACGGTATTGTGGCCCGACCAAGTACGGTACGAACCAGTGGACGCACAAGAGATTGTCTCAGCAAACCACCCACGTTGCCCAAGCTGCCAACATTGCGGTCAAGAATTACGCAACACGTTCTGGTGTCATAAAAATCACAGGTACGCTAAAAAAGACCATTACTGCTCGTATCACTCTTCCATCACCCAAGAAAGTAACAAGCCATGAAACCCAAAAAAGTCACGCTCACGATCTCAATAAGTGAAACCGCTTATGACGCGCTAGTAGCCTTGACGCTTGTCGATATGCGGTCTAAATCGCAGCAAATCGAGTACGTCATCATTGACCATACCGAACGACGCGCCGCCGAACAAAAGAGCAAAAATCTTGTGAGCGGAGGCAGCGTTATGAATGTTCCGGCACGGGAAGGAAATCCATTTTTGATCACCAATGACGGGGCGCAAAAATGAATGAAATCATAGATGTCGTTATACTGATTGCGCTCTGTTGTCTATGCGTGATGACGGGATTCCAAATTTACTTGATGGGCTATCAGCAGGGAATCAGACAGACGATTCAGACAATCACAATTAGTCACCTCATGAGCGAAAGGAACGATGACGATGCACGGTAAAATCGCCCTTGTCTTATTTTTTGTCATATCAGCAATGACAATAAATATGACTGCACAAGAAGATGTTTTACGCCCTAACGGGCGCGTCCGGCAAATACAGCGAGACACAACGATAAGCCCGGACACTACGGCAGTAGATCCTAAATGCAAGGCTGCACCAGCACGAAAAAAGCAACGATCCAAAAAGGTCAAAAAATGAAACCCGAAAAAAAGCCATGTTCCGGCTGCGTCCATTACGAAAAATCGGAGTATTCAAGCGCAGAGATAAACTATGACCGATGCCTACGACCAGACCGGTTGTATTTCTTCTGCGAAACCGAGCGCAAGGAATCGAATATCATGAGCCTGTTAGCGTTTGTCTTTGGGATGCAACCTGTATGCGGAAAGCGTGGGCGTTTCTGGAAAGCTAAGGGGGAGGCAGTATGAGCGACTGGATAACCGACCGCAAGCCGACGGAGGAAGATGGAATTTTGGTTTACAGTTACGAAGGTAAGCCGTGGCACTACACTCACATTGATATTGGACAAGCATGGAAGCCTATCCCCAAAATCGAGCCGTATGTAAAACCGAAAAGGTATATCGTCAGGCCATTTTGTGATACGGGCGACTACGATGTATTCTATGTGGATCTGTTGCGCGTTGCAATGTCCATACCCACGCGGGAAGCCGCTGAGCGTATCGCCGCGATATATGAGGAGGCAATGCCATGAAGATTGACCGATACAAAATGCACCCTCGTTTTGATGCAGTGGAACTTGTGATCGACCCCGACGGAAGCGTATGCTACACAAGGGACGTCGCGAAGCTCGAAGCGATGAACGCGGAGTTGTTGGAGGCTTTGCAGGAAATCATTACGCAAACGGACGGGCGCAATCACTACGTTATCGGTCACGATAGAGCGTATGCAATAGCCCGCGCCGCAATCGCCAAAGCGAAGGGAGAAGAGCTATGAAGAGGCTAAAACGATACACGACATCCCACGGTGCGATGTGTAAAGATTCAGAGGTTGCAAGGTTGGAAGCTGCTAACGCGGAGATGCAAAATCTTTTGGAGCAATGGTATTCCATTGCAGAAGAATATCAGGGGTTGCGTATCGTGGTTGAAACACGCGCCGCCATCGCCAAAGCGAAAGGAGAACAGCCATGAGTCTATCGGAAAGAATACGATCGGGGTGCGAAGCTGCCCCGTGGGTGAGCGATGAAGTCCAGAACCTCGAAGCGACGAACGCGGAGCTGTGCGATGAAGTCCAGAAGCTCGAAGCGAAACACGAGGAGTTGTTGGAGGCCGCTACAAACGCAGTTTGGTGGTGGGACGGTGGCAACCCAATAAGCCCAAAGGCATCTGACGTTATGGGCCGTCTCCGCGCCGCTATCGCCAAAGCGAAGGAAAGGCGTTATGACTAGCAACGAACCCAAACGGATATATGGCTGGCAAGCGAGCCAATTGTCCATCGCAAAGTATTTCGGCGGCATTACAATCAATGGCGTACTCTATACCATACGGTACGATTTGCCCGGCGAACCGCTGGAAGAAATGCCACAGCGTAAACCACCCGTCAAGCGCAAGAAAAAAGCAAAAGAAGAACCAACGATCTTTGAGGTGAAGCAATGAAAAAGACCGGTAAAAATTGCGCGTATTTTCTTATTGCTATGATCATGGCAATCGGTTCCATTGTAGGCACATACCAAATGGCGCAAGAGCAGGCTGCGGAGCACGGCATCACACAATTCATTCGCTGTGTCGGAATTGTAGCCGGGCTGTTGCTTACCATTATATTTGCAAAGGAGATAGACGATGATGCAGACAATGAGTGATGCGATCGAGCGCGAATTATTCAATAACGCTGACGCACTTGGGGATGCAGTATGGATTGAACATCACATCCGATTTGACAAAAAAGTGGGCGATATGCCATGCGTTTTATGCTATTGGAGTGATAATGTGGATATGGTCAAAGACTATATCACGGTGTTCCATCCCAAAATGCAGATCCGCAGCGTAACACAGCCAGTGGATGCTATTGAGATAATTGGCGCACGTTCACGTTTGCTTCTCCGTGATCACAACATGATGGGATTTCGCCGTAATCATCATTATTCCAATGACAAAATCCGGCTCTACGACCAATTTGTCGTTATTCAGCAGGCAAACCATCAAACGGCTACCCTATTCGCTGCCAAACTTCTAGACCATATAGCTGCGAACGGAAAATTGAAAGTGACCGTTCACAATGCAAAGTATCGCCCTGACGCATTTTTGAATCAGCAAACATTCACGATTCGCAACAAGGAAGGGTATATGTTATCTTGCGTGACGGTGATCAATCCGGGATCAATTGCAGACAATCCGGATTCGTGCGAACTGTTTTTGCATTGGAAAATTGATTATGTTGCACCGAGCAAGGGGCAATCAGATAATGCGGCTGAGGATAGCAACGTATCTGACAGTCCAAAGACTACTTGACGAAGGATCATCACCGTCGGCAAAAGAAGCCTTGCGCTACGTCATAGTAAAAGCCCGGCAGAAAAATGTGCCGACCGGGTATGACCATCTTGAAACGTTCGACCGTATCTATCGCGCCTATCGGATATTTCAGTCTCGCAATAAACTGATTATCCAAAACTACGTGTGAAACATTATGAAGCAGAACGCGCCTCCCCCGCTTGCCCATAAGACACGTAGGAATCAGCGCACAAAGCCTTGCAGCCCCCCCCTGCAAGGCTTTTTTTATTGTTCATGCCATTGTGCATGACGATTGTGCTATAAGCAGCAAAGGCCATTTCGCACAATAGGTAGGGCAATGCCTCAATACGACGATCATATTACACCGGGTGAGACACCAATTCGCCAAAGGCGGAACGGACGCAAACAGCCCATTGATTATGTCGCGATTGAGGAAGCACGTCACGAACGCACATATCTATCCGAATGGCTACATGACAAACCGATACAGCACGATAAAGTCAAGCCCCTTGCGCTACGGCTACGGTAGTGTATTCGCACCGCGTTACGATGCGGCAACCGGCAATGCTACGCTAAGCGAGCCTACCGGTCGATATGGCTGCATGATCATCGGCACAAAGCCGGATCCGGCTACGTTGGAAGAGACGTATTGCAATATCTATTCTGAATCGAACCACAACGCATCAAAAGCCTTTCCGTGGATTCCCGGAAGTGAGTCATATTCGTATGGCGACATAGCAAAAGTGTTCAACGTCTATGTTGAAGGTGTACGCAAAGGCGAGTGTCCAGAGTATTTCCCGTACAAGGAAAACGACAGGGTAGTAAATGCCGCCCCGGTTGACTGGAAGGCTGCGGTAAAATACATTGTCAAACGTGTGCAGAGTTTGAAGAAATATACTTCAGCCGAAGCGTTTGTGCAGACGATGTTCTACCATGCTGGAGATTTGTACGCCAAAGATGAGAAATTGATCAGGCCGGACTTTCTTTGGCCCTTGACGTTTGACAGCCGCGATCCCGGCAATCCGCGCATGAATAATTGGTACGACAACCGCGTCAAAGAAATCAAAGATGCCAAAGATAAGGATGGGGCTTTCGCGGGTATCAACGATTTGCTGAGCAATGTTTTGACACTTGTTGTCGTAGGTGTTGCGATCTACGTCGCTATGCCATTACTGACGAGCCGTCGCTAAATGAAAACGGTTGTGCGCGACATAGGCAAGGGCGATTCAGCCATTGGTAAAACGCTCGATCACATGATCAGGCTTGCGCGGCGCGATTCGCGTACTCCCGACGTTAAAACGTTGGCAAAAAGATTATCAGCTCAGTGCTCAGGCACGTCGGGTGTGCAAAAAGAGTTCTGCAAAGTGAAGGCAGCGTTCGATTGGGTAGTGGATAATATCGACTACAAATTCGATCATCAGCACGTTACCGAATGGGCCGATGTCAAAAATCCGTCAACAACAGAATTTTTGATCGCACCTAAGCATCAGCTTGGTGTATTAGTTGGCGACTGCGATGATATGTCGATGATGCTTGCCGCCCTTCTTGGTGCAATGGGATTCCGTGTTAAGTACAAGGTCATCGCTTGGCGTGGACAGGATTTCACGCACGTTTACGTTGAGGTTTTGATGCCTAACGCTGAGGGTGAGTATCGCTGGTTCCCGATGGATCCGGTTGCCGGCAAAAATGGGTTTGCATGGGAGAAATCTCCCGTGATTCGCAAAAAAGTTATTGACGTTTTTTAAGCTGAAAGGTTCAAATCATGGCTTCATGCGGTTGCACTGCCGGTGTTTCCGGACTCGGAATCGAAATCGACTGGACAAGGATCGGAGTTGAGCAAGCTACCGACATCATTAAGCGTCTGCCGAACGAAAATGTCATGGAGATCATTAAAGGTCTCCCGATTGACGTTCAAAAGAAGATTTGCGGTCAGGGCGTAGCTCAAGAGGTACAGAGTTATATCCCGTGGATCGTTGGCGGGGGCGTTGCCATCCTTGTCGCCTATATGCTGCTGAAGTGAAAAAAATGACAGTCAGGCAATACTTACAGGGCGCAGTAAATCTGCTTCGCGCTACGTTCAAGCCTACGGCAAGCATGGAAACCGCAGAGATGCGGTATATGCAATGTATGTCCTGCCCGAACCGGGCGACGGCTCCGCGTGAAAAATGCTCTGTATGTAACTGCTTTCTGCCGCAAAAAACGCTTTTGATTGACCAAACTTGCCCGATAGGACGCTGGTAATGGAACTTGTCACTCTTGAAGATCGCTTTTCACCGTCCTACGACAGAAAGCAAATCAGCACCCGTTACAGCGGTCTGGCCTCGTCCGTATCCCCGTCGCAAACGGATCCGCGAAAACTTGGTCACGAAGTCCCGCATTTCACTTGGCTGAATAACGATGACGTGCTGTATGATGCCCTCGGCGCACAAAATACTCGCGTTCCCGGATCGGCATTCGGTCTAATGCTTCCCGAAACAGTAAATCGGTCGGGCTTTGGTGTTTTCCGTAATAAGCACAATCGGGCTATTGTCCTTCTTACTGAACGTTTCAGCGGCGATAATGAAAATGTAATGTCCAAGAACCTGACTGAATCAGGTGCTTTGGGCGCAAGCCCTACAATCATCGAGGTCAAGCGAGGTGAAGGCGGCGGGTACATTGAGCGTACAATCTTCCCAGAGATACGCGGAAATGTTATGAACCGGCTTATTCAGCTCGAAAATGAAGGCCCGAATAATCAGCCGATTGTCATTAAAATCGTAGGACGACCTACAACGTGGTCGTATGTAGGCGAACTTTTCATGGAGTATGCCGCAATAGCGATTGATCTCGCAATGAAAGCGTGTGCGCCGTATGTAGGTTCGTTTTTGAGCATTGACGCATCGACGTTTCTCAGCTTTACGCCGGCAATTCAAAATCTTGCACAAAATAAGCCGGTAACAATTTCTGAGTTGGCGACGGCTGCCAATCTTGTAGTGCCAGCGGAGTTTCGCTCTAGCGTCAAAGACGCAACAACGTTCTACGAAAAGGTGCAAGCCGGGGATTACAAATCGGCTGCACAGCAATTCGGAATCGACGTGAATGGCGTGAACCGGATTATGAACGACTATGCAGCCGATGTCAGTAAAGAGGTGGAGAACGCTGCTCAGTCTCTTTACATCATGGATACAATCAATCAGGTACGCGGTTCGATCAAATCCGGAACAGCCAAGCAAGAAATCATCAATAACGGCACGATTACCAAAACGCCAGCCCTACAGAATATGATGCTGACGGCGATGACAACTCCAACGGCTGCTATTCCTCGCGCTATTGAGGTTGCCGGACTAACAGCCAGCGAAACCAATGATCTTCAGACGGCTGCGGAATGGCGTGGAATCTATCAAATCGCTCATGGAGTACCGGTAAGTCCGTGTTCGCTCGATCGAATTGCTCTAAAGGGATTGACAGAGCGAGCTTGGGATCTTTACCGTCGCGGCTACAATAAAATGAGCATACCCGACATCGTTCCGGCAGACAAGCGTGATTGCTTTGCTGACGAGATCCGTGCAAAAACCGGCATGAATACGCAGCGTGACGGCGGCATTTCTCCGATGGTGGCGTTGCTTGGCGTAGCCGGAGCCGCCGGCATTGCATATCTAGCTCTAAGGAAATGATATGATGAGTCCTATTACACCACCTATCGGCAGGCGTTACTCAAACGCCTACGATAAGCCAAATCGCAACATTCCTGCGCGGGATCTGCGAATTACCGGCGCGTGCTGTCCTTCGCGCAAGTGTCGATCAACTTCCGATTGCGGATGTGGATGCAATGGCGGCGGTCAGCCTCGGTACTCAGCAAACACTCCCGGAGCCGGTAGCGGTCAATCAGCTACGATGATGATGCCTAACATTGTAATCAATGTTCAGAGCGGAAACCGTCGCTCAAGTGACTATACCGATATGCACAGCGCAGACACGTCCTATTCCCCAAGCGAGGCGAATCCGTACACGTATGCACCAACGACTACTGAAAACAATCCGTCCTCTTCGAGCTATGAGCACGGCGGTTATTACAGTAGCCGTTACAGCACGCCAAGCAACAATGATCCGGTAACAACACCTGAAGAAGATAGAGTATTGCCAATCGTTCTTGCCCCCAAAGCAAAAGAGCGCATTCGTCAATCGTTCGATCCGGGTGTACGCCCCGGCTATGTGGGCCGACGTTATCCGAAAGAATTTCCATAAACCTATGCAGTCCAATATCATGCCGTCAACCGCCTATGCGTACCGCAGCAGTACGCCGCTTGGAAATATGCCCGTCGTACGTGCGCCCGGATTTGTAGGCGCACCGAAAGGCGGTTACACGACTACTGCAAATGAGCAGGAAACCTACGAACAACAACCCGACAACAACACTATGTGGTATGTCGTTGCTGTTATTGCCGCAGGAGCGATCATTTACTTTGCAACAAAGTGAGAAAATCAACAATGTTCAAGCATTCGACGGGATTTCACAGCTTTCAGCCTGCAAAACAACAAGGACGCGGCCTTGCTGGTAATTGTGGTATGCGTTATGGCATGGGAAGTCTGTATGACGAAGCCTATAACCCGACCAAATACCAACTGCACAAGCCAACTGATCCACAATTGCGTCAGCAAGCTATCGCGGTCGTGCAAGCCTTTATCAATCCAACAAAAGGCTGGATGGGTATGCCGGGTAATTACACCGATACGCTTGGATATTGGGGTGATACACCATCGCAAAGCGATAAATCATTGCCAGTGGTGGTGAGAAATCAGATCGGAGCCGGCACACCGTCTCTGTGGATTGTTACGAGTAAGCCAAGCGCGATTACGGATCAATACGGGCTTATTGTTGGGCCGGCGGAAATCCCACAATGGCGGAACACGCCATACATCAAAGCAAATCCGGTCGAATTTCTTTACGTCATCAAGCTCTTACCAAAACCTAAAGACAATACAGGCGGTGGTGGTACGAAGAAAAAAGATGATACTACCGGCGAAGATTGTCCGCCGCCCGAAAATTGCGTTGAGAAATGGGTCGATAAGACGCTGCACGTTAGCGCACGCCCGTCACCGGGAGCGATCGAGATTCCCGTAGCATTTAAGAAGATTATCTGCGAAGGCGACATGGAAGAAGATCCGCAGATGGACTGCGATGAACTTCTGAAAGCTCTTAAAGGCTCGATCGAGGAAGGTGGAGTACCCGGCATGATGGGCTTGTCGCAAGTACCGCAGGATCCGAATTGGTGCGATGACTGTGAAGAACGACTCGTAAAAGCATCCGCCTACGTTACAGAGGAACCCGCACCGGGATCAAAGCCCTTCAAGGTCAAGGTAAAGGTACTGGTGTGCGAAACTGACGCGGATCCAGATGTCGATTGCGAAGAAGTGTTGCGTGCGCTCGGCGCGGGGCTACGTGCTAAGCGTAAAGCCAAAACCCTAAAGGGGCTGAGTGAGTCAAGCCGCGTTATCGGCACAAACGTAACGCCTCAGCAACCAACAATGCCTAACGCCCCTACAACCGCACAAAATAGCGGTGGAGAATTTGACACGGAAGCGAACAAGCTGGATCCTACACGCGCCAAAGCACAACAAGCCGGATTCCCGTGGTGGATGTGGCTGGTACTCGGTGGTACAGCAGCGTACGTTTACCGGGCCGGAACCAATCGAAGAATGTAATTTTTCAACCATTTTTACGGAGTAGTGCTTTATGGCACGTAAATTTTCGCTTCAGATCAATCAAAATCTGAAGCATTCCATGTCAAAGCAGGAGCTTACCGATGACGTATCGGCTTTGCTCGCTGCGGTAACGTGGATTCTGCCTTCTACATTGCTGAATCTGAACTCGTACGCGGGTCTGGGTGTGGCATTTGCTTCAACGTGGGGCATCGGTGCTCTGTTTAATATCCCCGGTCTGCGCCGCGCTGCGTGGGCTTTGGGAGCCGTCCAACTTGCCTATACAGCCGGTCGCGCACCGATTGAAAAGGCACTGGATAAACCATTGTGGCGCATGGACGAATCCGGTACAACGGATTCAACGGGTGGAGAAACGCCTGCAAATGGACTTGCCGCAGCAATGCAAGCCGGCGCACGGATGACGCAGCTTCCAAATGGCACGTATGCACCGAGCTACGATGGCATGATGGATCGCTTTGCACCGGATTACGCTGCAAGCAAGGGTCTCGAAGGTTACAGCGACGGTTACGGTTCGCCTAGCGCAGCCGGAAACGCTCCGATGTTCTCTACCAGCCCGTTCTAAGTCTTTCAGACACTCGCTCTCTCAGTCAAATAATCATTTCTAATCAATTCAAAGGAATTTGCAATGTCGCAAATCGTTCCAGACGGCTTTGGACTACCGCCAGCCGGCGCGTCAGTTCAAAATACATGGGCCATTGGTCAAGACAGTGTTTTGATCAATCCCGGTGCTACGCTTGACTCGTCGTACACATTTTTCGATAACACAGCATCGAAGAGCACGACGTACCGCACAAGCGTCCTTTCGGTACTCGCTCAGCAGCGTGCCGTGTATATCAGGGCTATCCAGCTCAATCACAACCTTGCTTTCGCAGCAAATGAGAGTGAGCCGGCAGCATCGCAAATCGAAGGTTTCAACCGCTTCAGCTACATCCAGTTCTCGATTCTGGGCAAGGCTGAAGATCGCTTTGCGCTTGAGGATCTCGTTCCGTACCAACTGATTAACGTCAGCGGTACATTGACGGCAGTGCAGAAGTTCGCTCCGATTTTCACGCTCCCAGAGCCGATTGAGGTTCCAAAGGGCGGCGACATCGTTATTACGTTCCTGCCAAACAGTGGCTATTCGCTTGCTGCTTCGGGAGCAACGAACCCGCACCTTCCAAACGCCGGCTTCACGACATCCAACCGTGGATTTAACGTGACGCTGCGGTACTGGGGTGCTCAGAGCCGTCCAACTGCCTAAGCGGTTGGATGTACGCACAAGCGTTGTCGTACTGCTACTGAAAAACGTAGCACTCTTACCGCCAACACGCAACTCGCACCGGGTCATCCAAGTCGGCCCGGTGCGAGGTCGGCGGATACCACCATCACCCGTAACCCCAAGAAGTCATCATGGAACCGCAACTCATACCAGCATCAGGTCTTTACATCTGGACGCTGAAAAACAACATTACCGCCGCCGCGCAGCCGGCAGATCAGGTGTTTAAGACACCCGGTTTCAACATTGACGTTGTGAGCGTGCGCGGTGCTTTTTTCAATACCGCCGGGGCAATTTTGCCCACTCAGCAAACCCGCGATCGTATCATGTTGCAGATCCTCGCAAACGATACATCGGCTGTACTAGCCTCTACGCCGTGCGACGTTTTTGCGTTTCTGTCAATGTGGTACGATTCTAACAGCAACGTGCCGAAGTTCAGCCTCGCAGCGAACACAAATTATCAGGTTGTATTTACGGTTGACTCTGCTACGGCACTCTTTGGAGCGACCTACCCGATCCGCTGCGAATTGCAATTCATTGGCGCGAAGCGATAATTAAGGCTCAAAAAAATGCTTGACCACAATCGAATCGAACGATTGCTGCAAACGCCGATATATGACATTCGGACGGCGATGTGGTTTTCTACGACGGACACAAATCCGGATTTTGCTGAGAATTGGGTTCCTAACTCCAATGATGGCTATTGGCTGACAAACGGCGGCGGCAATATCGAGCACGACGAATTGACGCAAATGCCAACAAGCCCCGGCACAACCGCCGTTACAGCAAGCCCATATTCAACGCGCTTGCGACCAATGACCGATACCGGATATTTGCGTACTGCGAATAAGATCGTAGTAACAAAAATCCATTTTCGAGCGTATGATCACCGTCTTACAGGCTCGCCGGATCAGGATGGCCCAACAAATGCAGCCATTGACACAAGCCTTTGCACAAATCAGTCCTTTGTTGTGTCCCGGTTTCGGGATGGGCTTATTAGTGACTGGTCGCACAACTGGTTTCGACCGGCTTTTGTCATTGGCGGCGTAAACCTTCTTCGAGATTTGTCTGTGCCGTCGGTAGGCAGCCGCGACGAATTTGGCAACCTTTTGAGCTTCAACGTATCCGATATGTCGGTAGGTATTCCTTGCCCGTGGGAGTTCAATGATATGTACGCAGTAATCTCCAACAGCGACGGCGGTCAGATCGTACAAGCACCACAAGTATTTGCACAGGTAGTTCAATACATACCAACGACCGGCAAGTACGTTCGCTATCCGGTCAAGTGCATTGCCGAATTTGCCGTTGCTCAGGGAGAAAAATAATGCGAATTGATGCAAGGACGGTGGCGGAATTGGCAAATGCAGCGGTCAACGAAATGCAGCCCCGCTTCAAATCAGTCGATACCGCGATGTGGAAACGGATCCTCGTTGCTCTAGCGTGGCACGAATCACGATTTGATACAGACGCTAAAAACCCCACAAGTTCGGCGCGTGGAATCATGCAGATCCTCAAGGGAACGCAGCTTGACATC